CATGAAGCGCAAGATGGTGAAGGCCGAGGCCATGGAAGGTCAGGTCTTCTCCGGCAAGCAGGCCGCCGCCCAGGGACTCGTCACGGGCCTCGCGGACTCCTTCAACGCCGCCCTCCGCTCGCTCTGATTATTCCAATCGAACCAATTACAAGACCATGACCATCGAAGAACAGCTCCTCGAAGCCACCGCCGCCATCTCGGGCATCACCGCCGAGCGCGACGACCTCCGGGCCACCGTCGAAAAACTCACCGTCGGCACAGCCACGGAACTCGAAGCCCTCAAGTTCGAAGCCGCGTCGAAGGACGCCAAGGTCATCGAGCTCGAAGCCGCCCTGTCCGCCGCCGCGAAGGAGATCGAAGGCTTCAAGGCCGTCGTCGCCTCCCTCGAAGCCGCGAAGGTCAGCGCCTCCAAGGAAGCCGCCAAGATCGTGGCGTCCGTCGGCGTGGCTCCTGTCGAAATCAGCCCTGCCGACGCCAAGCCGTCCGCCGAGGCCGTCGACCATCTGGCCACCTTCATGGCCCTCCCGGTCGGTTCGAAGGAACGCAACGATTACTTCGCCGCCCATAAGCACGCCATCATCAAGGCTGCTCTCTGATTTTCCCCTAACCCTCACCCAATCCTAAAACACCATGGCTAATTCCATCACCGCCGCCCCGTCCATCCTGGCCGAGTCGGTCATCGCTTCCCTCAAGGGCAAGCTCCCCGCGCTCCGCGCCTTCTCCAGCGTCTTCACCGCCGCTGAGTCGGGCGCCGGCAAGACCGTCCAGGTCCCCCTGATCGGCACGTCCACCGCCACCGAGTTCAGCACCGGCGGCTACCTCACCCAGGACGACGCGACCATCACGGCCGCGAACGTCACCCTCAAGCACTTCAAGGTGTCGAGCCGCTTCTCGCCCCTCGACGTCAAGATGTATGGCGCTCAGTTCCTGTCCAACGCCTTCGTCCCGACCGCCTCGAACGCCCTCGCTGAGAAGTGCCTGGCTGAGATCGGCGCGCTCATCACGAACGCCAACTACTCGTCCAACGTGGACACCGGCGCCGCCCTGACCTACGCCGAAGTCGTGACCGCCAAGGGCGTGCTCGACGCCGCCAAGGCCGCCGAGCCCCGCGCGTTCATCCTGAACTCGACCTACGCGAACGGCCTCCTCTCGGACGCCACCATCATCGGCAACTCCGTCCTCGGTGCCGGCATCCTGACCTCCGGCCAGATCGGCACCCTCGCTGGCGCCGCGGTCTACCAGTGGTCCAGCCTCCCGACGAACAGCGAAGACCTCGCTGGCTTCGCCTGCGGCGCTGACGCCATCGCCGTCGCCTCGGCCCTCCCGATGTCCGAAATCCCGGGCTTCGAAGTCGCCAACGCCGTCGACGCCGACACCGGCCTCGGCGTCCAGGTCCTCATGGGCCAGGAGCAGAGCGGCTACTACAACGTCACCGCCACGCTGCTCTTCGGTGCGGCTGTCGGTCGCGCGACCTCCCTGCACCGCCTCAAGACCGCCTAATAGCGGCCAAGAGACGACAGACAAGGCCCCCAGAAATGGGGGTCTTTTTTTGTGTCCTCCCAAAGCGGGCAAATACAGATGAGCCTCTACTCTGAGTTCCTGGCTGACGATGAGCCTCTACTCTGAGTTCCTGGCTGACGCGAAGGAGATGATCGCGGACTTCGGCGTGGCCGGGTCGGCCAACTCCGGGGCCATCACCTTCTCCTGCCTCATCTCCGACCCTGCCGTGGCCACGGTGCTCGAATCAGGCGGCTACATGGAGCGGACCCAATACTCTGTCCGCCTGCCCGCCGTAACGGCCTCCTGGAGCCTCCCAGACGGGTCTATTGGGGCATCGGCGGCCATCATCGCCTCGGGTGCCGTCATCCCCTCCCTCGGGCAGGGCAAGAAGATCGTAGCCGGCGGGAAGACCGTCCGCATCACGACCCAGACCTACAAGCCCGGTTCGGCGTGGGTCACCCTCATCGTCATCGACGACAATCAGTAAGGCCATGCTTGCGGTCCGCATCGAGCCTAAGTCTCAGGCGGAGTTCATGGCTACCCTGCGTCAGTTCGCCGCCGACTGCGGACTGACCATGCGGGACGCGGCCCTCGAACAAGCCGCGCTTGCTTGCGTAGATGCCGCCACTTTCACCCCTCCCATGCCCAAGGGCGGAGGCCAAGGTCTGACCAAGGACGCCCAGCGGGCAGGTGATAACGCAGTCGAAGGGGACGTCCGCAAGATGTTCGTGGCCGCCGACGACAAGAGCAGCAAGTCCGCCCCAGGGCTTCTCAGCAATCAGCTGGCATTTTCGACCAAGTCGGGCGACTTCGGGCTGTTCAAGAAAATCGTCTCCTCCGGCAATCTGAACGGCGTGGCCAAACTTCCGCCCATCGTCCGCAAGATCGCAGGCGACCAGAACTACGAACGAGCCTTCGCCAAGGCCAAGAACTATTACAACACGACCAACCCCATCCGCACCGACTACGGCACGCAGGGATTCGTCTACGAGTTCAAGGCCCCGCATAATCAAATCAAGGGACGGTTCGGAGGTCGCATCCCGATGAAGACACGCCCGGTAAAGGTGCCGATGCTCGTCGAAAGCAAGAAGGACTTGCAGGACTACATCATCGAACGGCAGCAGATGGTCGGTCGCATCAAGTCTGGCTGGCTCATGGCGATGCTTTCCTTGCCTAAGCCCATCATCAAAGGCGTCCCTAAGAACGCCGGCGTCGAGCTGACCAAGCCCGCATGGATCAGGCGCCATACTTCGGTCGTCGGAAGAAGCAATACGGTCGCCAATGAAAAGGTCGTTGAAATCTCCGTGGTCAACACCCAGGGCAACGTCAACAATATCGCCATTGAGGCGGACACCCTTGGCCTGGTCTACGGCAACCGCGTGAAGCAGATGAAGGGGCGTTTTGAGACGCACTTCAGCGACACCATCAACAGCACGAACCGCCGCAAGCGCATCCGCTGACCCTCCCATAACGGGCAAAGGAAATGGGCACCAAGAGCATCAGGCACATCGTCGAGGCCACCCTGGCCACCTACCTCTCGACCCAGACCGGGCTGACCACCGTGACCTTCCTGACCGGGGACAGCTCCGCGACCCAGACCCTTCCCAAGGCCGTGGTCCTCTGCGACTCCGCCCGCGCCCCCGGCGACCTGCCCGAGGGCGAAGGGAACTACGCCTGTTCCGTCCGCATCACCCTTTTCTCAAACGCCGACGACACGACCCTCGCGGATCACCGCGCCCGCTGCGCCGCTTTGTCCGGCAATATGCGCGACCTGACCAGCATCAAGGCGGCCTTCACGGCCTCGGCGGACGCTTCCTGCTACGACGTGACGATGAACTCCGAGGACGAGGGCATCGACGAACGCTCCTGGGCGACGGCCTTCTCCTTCGACGTGCTGGTGGTCCTGCCCGCCGCTTGACGCTTCCAAAGAGGGCAAATACAAATGGCCGCTATCTCCACCGGAACCACCTGCATCTACGGCATCGCCGGCACCGTCGCCAACCTGTTCGTGCAGTCCTACTCCCTGTCGTCCTCGTTCAACAGCGAGGCCACCGTGACCGACGAAGACGGCCTGACCAAGACGGCCCGCTACGACGACCGTAAGACGGAAATCACCATCGAAGGCATCGCTAAGACGAGCTCGATGCCCGTCCTTGGTGCGACCCTTTCCTTCACGGTCAACACCGCGTCGGCCTACCCCAGCGGCTCCGCCTCGGCTTCGTTCTCCGGCACGATCACCAAGATCGACGACAAGGGCTCGAACAAGGGCTTCACGTCGGTCAGCATCACGGCGGTCGACTACGAAGGCATCACTCCCTGATTGACCTCCCCGCAAGGGGCATAGGCTTGACGGCGTGGACCGCCGCTTCCTGAACGCCTACGTCGACCCGGCGCCTTTTCGGCTGCTGGGTCGTTCGCTTTATCCGTTCTGCCTGAAATACCGCGTCCGTCTGATGGCCTTGGATTCCCCGCTGGTCACGGGCGGGCGGGCGGTATCCCCTGCCGACCTGCTGTTCGCCTGCCAGGTGTGCGCCGAGGAACCGCTGGGCGGACGTATCGGCCTGATGGACCAACTGAGGCTCGGCTCCTTGGCCCGCAATCCGGCCAAGTTCGAACGGCTGCTGGAAGCCTTCGCCGGCTACGTCCTCGTCCAGGACTGGCCGAAGTTCTGGGAACAGACCAAGACCAAGTCGGGCGGAGGGGACAAGGGCGTGCCTTGGCCGCTGTCCATCGTGGCGAACCTCATCGCCAACGGCATCGACGAGAAGCGGGCGTGGGAGATGCCCGAGTGTCAGGCCATCTGGCTCAACTCGGCCTTCGCGATCCACAAAGGGGCGGACGTGTCCATCATGTCGCCCGAGGAGGAGGCGTTCATGGAGGAGGAGGAAGCCCGCGAGAAGGCGGCGGCTGAGTCCCCTTCCAATCCGGCAAAGGAAACACCCGACGATGGCGCAATCCCTGGAACTTAACATCAAGACGACGTCGGACGTCCCGCAGGCCATGGACAAGGCCAAGACTGCGACGGTGTCCTTCGGCAAGCAGGTCGAGGACATCCAGCGCAAGTTCTCGACGGCGTTCAAGGACATCGCCTTGGGCTTCGTCGCTCCGATGGTCCTGCTTAATTCTGCGATCAATTACATCGGCGCGGCCATCGAGAAGCGC